ATCGCTGAGGAAGCAATTGTCTTGCTGGCATCTGTATTGGGAAGCATGAAGGGGCCACCAATAAAATCATAAAGGGTAAGAGTCCAGTTCACTGCGCCTAAACGACTTAACTCCCTAGGCTGGAAGCTTGGATGCGTCAGATACATCACGTCTGCGCTTTGGGTATAATTCAAATACTGCAGGTCCGCTTCGGCATATGGTGTGGGGACCTCATAGATAGTTTGTGCTATCCATTTTAGTGCGGCTAAGTCAGTAGCAAAAGTTCCAGAGGTATGTGCTATATCGCAGTAATATATGACGTTGGTATGAACTATAAAGTCGCCTCTGGCATATGGATTAGCCGTCAACCAAGAAGTGCTATCCCACTTTGCTGCATCAGTAACAAAAGCTGCGCTGGCGGTATGTGCCGTATTGCATTTATAGTATAAAGTGCTATTCTTTACATAATCACCTACGGCATAAACCGTTCCAGTTACCCAGGTGGAATACTTTTGAATCTGACCACCGTTGGTATAAAAACGGATATAGTATTCTCCGAACTCAAGAATATAGTTTTGCAGAGTAGAAAATTCAAATGGGATGAGAGTTACGACTTTGTTGTCAAACTTGGCCGTAGCGACATACATCGTGCCAGGCCGGTTGGAGATACCGCCATGGGGATGGACTATGAAGTTTTTAAGGGTCTTTGCGCCAGAGGCATACTTCTGTATATCAACCCTGGAATAAAGACTCGGGGAGAACTCGCCTCCAGAAAACGAAGGCTTTATCGTATGAAGTGGCTGAGCCATTCTTATCCTCTAGCATCAAGAAATGAAGATGTTTGCTTTGTAGTAGTATTATTCTCATATCCTGACATCCGCTCGGCTTCGCTGATGGCGTTATTAAACAGTACCACCATCTGCTTTGCCAGGTTCTGGTCGCCGACCAATGATATGGCAAGGTCGGCAGCTAATCTATAACCGAGAGCTGTTATGAAGTTAGCATCAAATAAGGTAGTGTCGGATACCCAATAAGTATATTCAGCATAAGCATCGGAACAGTTGGTTACTATGACATTTATGTTGTTGATCTTATCATATAATTCCCTGAAATCTTCCCCTACGGTTTTGTCTTTGGTATATTCATTGTAGATATGCCAGAGGCCTACGCATCTTGATGGATACATATAAGCGTAGTCGTAGCCATAAGGGGTGTAGGTTGCAGCAGCAATCAAGGCAAGAGGTTCTACTATTGTCGCAAAGGCCCAGTCGTGGCTACGCAGAGTTTCCCTGATTGCCGACTCCCAGACTATGAGAGCCGCTAGGGACTGGACGGATCCTTCAGTAGTTGATTGGATTGGTTTCTGGGCGATGTGCCCCAGTGCGAGATTTATGATTGAGACTTGACTTGCGCCTAGTGCCATATTAACTCCTTAGTGGATAGGCCGGAGCCATTGCTGGCCCCGACCTTCTCCATTTGCTTTAGACAGACTATAAACTTCTGTCTAAGGTTCTCTCTGAGTCAAGCACAATATAAGCACTGATCCTACCAGTAGTCTCAAAAGTATTATCTGTGGTATATTTCACGCGCAGATATCTTTTGACGCCTAATGGAATTGCTACGTCCAAAAGCACAGTACCTGCCACAGTGCTGGCTTTGGCTATTGCTGCAGTAGCAATTAAAGTTACTAACGCTGAGTTGAACGTAGACACACTATCAGTTTCAAGCGATATAGTAACTGTAGTACCAGTACCTGCAAGTATTTCAGTTGCCACTATATGCAACCTTGCGCCAGACTTCATAGCCTCACCTGCGGCTAAAGTATCAACATAGTCTGTTGAGTAGGTGGCTCCCGAACCAGATATCCTCTGGCCTATATCCACCCCGGCAGTTGTAGTGCCACTTAGAATTAACTCTGCATCTCTAATCATTTTGTTTCCTCCTGTTGGTTAGTGTTAAATTCAAATTACCTAACACCTATTAGGTAATCCTTGATTCACTGTTTGTAATCTCGTCAATACGACGTACAGGATAACCCATGAATTGCAGGGTAGGACGGGTGATTCCGCCTGGACCTTGCAGATTATCCAAGGTGATAAAGTAGTTTGAGCGAGATAACATTTTGACTCTTAACATTGCACGAACTCTCTGATTGCAGTAGAACACCAACCTTGAGGAGCCTGATGGCGGTATCTTGTCCAGGGCTTGCGACATGAACTTAATCAGGTTACAAGAGGTATCAGAGCTGTCACTAGTTGTCTCCAGAGCTGCGATATCAATGTTGGCTAAACGGACTACGAAACGATAGTCGCGAACGCAGAGACCACATTTCCATTGGAAGTGGGTCCTATAGGCCTGGTATCTACCCATTGATGCGTCGTAAATCGTTTCTTCCCCTAAGTCCTGTTGAACTAATCCAGCCATGGAACCCTTAGGGTAGATACCATGAACGGTATCCGAATTCCAGCCGACCAACCACATGGAGGTCAGATTGGAGGTTCCACCGCAGTCAAGAATCTGTCCGTAGGTGGTTACTGTGTTCGTTAAGCTGTAGTAGCGAGGTGCAAGGCCGACAAACCTATCCGGGTAGACTGAGGTATCGCCGTATATCAAAGTAGAGGCCATCAACTGGCTCATTGCTTCAATATAGCCTTTGTCTTCTTGGAACCTGAAAGCCGCAATATCACGGGCCATCTTAGCTAAGTCAACATCAACTTCACTATAGGCCTCCATGATGCCACAGGTTTCCATGATCTGCTTCGTGGTTGACTTGCCAGGCACGATGCCTTGATTGATTAGCCTGAACGCTGGTGTAGGCAATGAACCGCGAATGGTGGTCTTGTTTCCTGTTTCTGTGTTGCCTTCAATAAACGGTATGTCGTCCAATATCTCGTTGTAATGCGCCATGACCTCGGCGATTACCGCTGGCTTACCGTCAGGATCCAGTCTGCGTGCTACATCAAGTAACGATAAGTTGTTAGTGCTTAGTGCCATGTCTACTCTCCTTTATTTGTACTACTTTTTCTTGGGGGTATTGTCATAGAGTACCCCTAAGTCGTCCTTTTCCGTTGTTACGGCGGGCCTACCCTCTACTACTTTGTCTTCGCTGATTGCCCGGCCCACCCTTATAAATAAGGCAATCATGTCCTTGTCGTTGGCTAGTCCTGAGATATTAAGTTTCTGGACCAGTTCAGGAGATGCGAAGCGATCGCGCGATTTTGCCGCGAACGCTAACTCCTGCTTGTAGTTTGCCCCAAGCGTCTTTATTGTTTCAGCTTTTAGATCTTCAACGAACTTATTGAAGTTAGTTGCTTGTGCCTCGCCATCTGCCTTAACTCTCTCAGCGTATAAGTCAACGAGCTTCTGCGCTGTTGCCTGCGTTACATTTGCTTCTTTCAAGATAGGAGTAGCCTTATTAACCAGCGCTTGATCCAGCACCATGCCTTCCGGAATTTTGAACTCATATTTTTCCGGTGCGCCTTTCGCCGCCTCGGCCGCTGCCTTGGCTTTGACGATTTCCGCTTTCTTGGTTTTGTCTTCATCGGATAACTCCTCATCTTTTGTTTCCAGCAGTCTTTTTTCTTCCGCTTCCTGAGCTGCCTTCTCCTCTGCCGTAGCCTCGTCCATTAAGGATGTAGCTTCTTTTTCTACAACCTTTTGGCCGTCAGCCTTGGTTTCGGGTGCTACTTCTTTTGCTACCTCTGCTTTTACCTCAGCCTTGGCATCCGTTTGTGTGGTAGCCTCAGCTTTGACTTCTTCAGCCATTTGCTTCCTCCTGTTTTTTGCTCTTGGCTTCGGAATTAGCCTCTCGGAACATCTGATAGAATGCCTCTGGTTTGGCTTCCATCAAGTCTGCTAGAAGAGCAATCCCTACGCTGCGAGCGCCTTCGTTATACCCAGTCTGGACTGAATTGAGCGTAAAGGAAGGTGAGAATACCCCTGCTCTAGCCAATTGATTCCAAACAAATCTTCTGCCTTCTGGTAACTCTATCAACTTACGCAGGTCGCCAATATCCCTTGCGTGCTTTAGGTCGGCTTCCTTCTTTGCCTCTGCTGCCTTCTTCTCGGCTTCTGCGTTGTAAAAAGATTCAGCCATTTATTTTTTTTGCTATCGTTACCCTAAATTTATTAACGCATTCCTTAGTATGGACTACTTCCGCTATAGCTTGCACCTTAGCATCTTCTTTGCTTAAATCATCTCCAGGCACGACTACGTGCCTATGGTAAGTTTCGGAGATTTTAACTCCGTCTTTCAATACTCTTATTGCCTTGCGAACTTGGATTTGTCCGTCCTCTAATACTTCAATTTTATCTACTACTGTTTCTTCTGAATACATAAGTTCCTCCTTGGTTAATCTACAAAATAAGTTATACAAATTGAAAAGTTAGTAGGAAATTTAATATCGGCACCAAGATTTGAACTTGCACCTGCTGAAAATTTATAAAGATATATCGTTGCTGTATTTTGAGGAAGAACCCCCATCAGCGTAGTTATAGCAGCCGCTTGCAACTGGTCTGCATTGATGGATACTGCTGATGACCTGCCATATGCCGCACCATTGGTAAAGGGTAGTCCGCCGATATAGACAGCATTTAAGGGAGTGGCTACTGAACCAACTTCAAGATAGCCAGTAAGAATAACCATCCTACCTATTTTAGTGTATGAAGCTACATTGGCAGACAGCGTAATTGTTCCACTTGCGGGAACCATAGTAGCTGTCCATTGCCCTTCTTCATAATCATCAAGGGTGTTGGCACCAGCGGAAGGAACCTGGGTGGCAGGAAAGGCAATGCCTCCGCTAGTCAAGGTTACCAATCCTTTATTTTCAAGAACGCCTGTCTTCATTTTTTCTCCTTTTTGTGCTTAGGTAGTTTTCCTTGATGTGGATATTCCTTAGCCCACCGCTTGGCAATCTCCGGATGCTTCCACCACATATACCTTCGCTGTGTTTCGCTTTCAAATGGCATTATTGTCCTGTCATTTGCTTAATGGTTTCAACCGTTTTATCTAAGGCGTTGCCTTCACCCATTGGGGCATTGGCCATATCCCTGACTGCTCCAGCGCCCTTCTTAGCCGCTTCTGCTGTTGCAAGTAGTGCTTGTTGCCTTTGCATCATTGCCTGCTGCTTGGCTTTCTCGGCACGAATCTTTGCTACCTGGTCCGGGGCGTTTATCATCTTTGCCGGAACGCCAGTCATATTAGCGTATTCTGAATTAGCCTCATCACGATTTAGAATATCACCTACAGAGGGGTCTATTGGCATCTGGCTGTCTACAAAAGCAATGGTCTGCTCTATAGCGCTTACCCCTACCATCTTCTGTGCCTGGGCTAAGGTGGAAATGTACTGCACCCTTAGCTCCATACCCTGGATTTCAGGTGGCGGTGGGGGAAGCAGTCCATTGCGATTCATAATATTGTAGAGTCTGGCAATAAATGGATTATTCTGTTCGTTGTTTAACTTCTCAACAATAGGTGAGAGCATATTCAACTTCTCGGCCTGTCTTTCCGCCACTTCTGTAGCCGTCATATTGCCATGCTCAACATCTATCAGCATCTTAAATAAATCGCTGTAGAAGGCATTGCTGATTGCAGCCTTAGTCTTCTCAATACATAATTCTATGCCGTTCAAATCTATCTGTACTTGATATGCAGGCTTGACGCCGGCGTTAGGCATAGTATTAGAAAATTTAGTCACTCCACCCGGAAGCATATTCACTACGCCTTGCACCGAGGCATCTACTTGCACTGGGGGATTAGTAATCTTATCCAATGCTATCAGCTTATTCTTTTGCAACTGCTGTAGCATCTTGACGTCGCCAAGCACGTCCCATCCTGGCGATCTGCCGTAGGCATCCGCTGTGGTAGTGGTAGACCATCTTGAGGCTATAACCGGGAATTCATCAAATCCGCCGATTCTTAGATAAGTGTTCTGCATTGAGCCATCTTCCCATTGCAGAGAACGATAGGCCATATTCTTGAAGTCGCTGTATTCCGGGATCCTATCGTCATTAGGCTCAATCAAATGGATTACTCTTCCCCAACGTTCTGTCTGATGCACCGAGAAAGCCGCTCTGGTTGGGGGGCTTACTTTATCCAAGCCGAACTCTTGGACTAATTGCGCTACGGTCATCCAGTACTGCCTGACAAAAGTATTGACTCGGCAATCCGGTCCTGTGCCTAAGAAGTATTCCCCAGCTGTGAACATCCGGCCACGAATGACATCATTGAAATCTTCAAGCAATAACATTGCCGCTGTGCCAAAGGTAAGATGCTCTTCGTATCCTGAATGAAAGCAATCGTAGATGTTTGACCTTGAGGCTACTTCAAGCATTCTATTGCGAGATTCATCCAGATACCACTTAACCGGGGCATAGGCTTCTAGGTCTGGATCTGATAGTCCTAACTTGAACCATGGCCGGCTTGGGCTGGTTAGTCCTGATATCATTCCGCTTGCCGCGTCCCTGATGCAACGCCTGGCGTGGCTATCTATCAATACGGAGTGGTCTATCTTGATGCCATAATTGGGGACCTGATTGAAGAAGAAGCCTCTGGTTGGATTAAGGTATGTTGAGAGATCCCGCCATGCCGGATACCACTTCATGCCTTCAGTCTTCAAGGCATTATATCTGAATAGGAATGGCCAGCGGTCCATATCCATGTCTTGAGGCTTATTTAGGTCACTAGCCGATATTGGTGATTGCTGTAATGGCATATTAGGCTCCTAGAGTTTTCTTTAGTTCTCCGCCTGCTGCCGGGGTACTCAGGTCTGGCTTGGCTCCTGTGATGCCTAACCCAGTTGTCTTGATGGTAGACATTGCACCATACTTTAGCGCCTCCATCTTCTTACGCTTAGCTTCCGCGCTTGCTACTGCCTCACCTGGTGTAGGTGCTGGTGTTGGTATGGGTGTTGGATCTGGAATTGGTGCTGGTGATGGGCTGCCGCCTCCTCCGAAACACATAGAACCTCCTACTTTATGGGGTTATAGTCTGATAGTGCAAATTCCTTCTGGGTTATTAATGACTCTCCAGTGGTATCGCGCCTTATGGTATGGCCGAAGAAGCAGGCCATTGCCAAAGCGTCTGCCCGGTCTGGTGATTTTATGCCATCCTTACGCATCTGGTCCTTGCTTATCAAGGCCTTTTCTCCATTGGACTGAAATCTATATCTTATACTTAGCAGTTGTTCTGCTAGTTCAAAGTCATCTATTATCTTGATCCATTGGTTGTCTATTAGTTCTTTAAGTTTTACTACTGCCGGATGATATTCCAGGACATGT